CATCGGTTTTAACATCAAGTGTATATGGTTTCATATTAATTGTATATAATGCCATAGTGCCAGGTGGTGTTTTAGGTTCACTAGGTTTAATTGATGAAACGCCTTTTACTACAAGAAAATTTAATGTTTTTGAATCTATTACAATTTTATCAATTCTAGGCATATAGAAAGAAATATCGTGAATGATATTAGAATCGTGACTAGGCATCCATCCAGTTTCTACAAAATCCCCACCAGCACCATCATCTTGTTCATCAACACGGAAATCAAAACAACGTCTTAATTCATAATCATCCCCACCTTGAGAAGTATATATTGGAATATCTTCATAATCAAAATCTTGAGCAGGATCATCTACCATTGCTTGATATGAAGATGCTGTAAACATATAACCATTATTAGAATTTAAATGTTGATAATATTCAAATGTAACCGTAAAAATCGCATTATTAGAATTATTATAATCAGGTTGATTTTCTAATGTTCTTCTTACTTTACATAATGAATAACTATTATCATTTTCACCTGTATCAAATTCAAAATCTGTCATAGCTTCAAAATGATTTTCTGGATCTAAATCAGTAACATCCATAATAGATACAATTCGTCTACCATCAACTTGACCTAAATGATGCCAATCTTTATAATTTGTATCATTTAATATTACATCAACATCTTCGGAAACTAAATTTTTTGTTTTTGAAGGGACATTTGATGTAATTACATCGACAATAACACAACATTGTTGATTAGAACCAAATCCACTAGCAATAGCATCTTGGTTAGTAGCATTTGATATAATTTGAATAGAACCAGAATCTACGGCTCTATATACATAATTTCCAGTACCATCTTTTTCTGAAAATACCCATTTATTAGGATTAAATGCTTCAAATAATTCACCTGTACTTGTAGAAAATTGGAAATTACCAGAAGAATCCGCTTGTCCAGTATATTTCTTTCTTGTTGTCATAGTAACATTATTGATACCATTTGTCCATTCTTCTGCTAATTTACTAATCATTAAATTATCGGATGGATTGTAAATTTGTGGAATCATTAAACCTGATCCATTATCTACACCAGCATCAATTTCAGTCCATTCATTATCAGTTAATACTTTTGTGGCAAATGTAGTTGTACCAGATTTATAAGCAGATACAACTTGTGAAAATGTATAACCATCTTCCATCTTCATATCAAATAAATATAATTTAAATACTGGTACATCATCTACTAAAGTATAATCTAAAACTGTTTTTCCAGTATTTAATTGTGATTTAACTTTGGCAGTACCAATTCTTGGTGAAGAGGGTGTACCACTTTGCCATACATTATCATCTTCATAAAATTCTATATCTTCAAAATCTACCGCATATTTTTCGGTAGCTGTATTTTTTAATGGATATGTATTAGATTGTGGATTTAACGCAACATATATATAATTACCTTGGCTATATCTAATAGCTGTATTTTCAATCAATCCTGTTTCTCTAGCACGATCTAAAACTAAATTAGATTCAGCAATTCTTTCAACTTCATAACCTTTAACGTATGCTTTACCAGCAGTCATAACGGCAATGTATTGATTTTTCATTACCTCAACTTCTTCTTCAGATACACGCCCATCATCAAAATAGACACCATCAGTTGAATTGGCAGTTGATTTTAGATAATTTTTGAATGAAATTAAAAATGGTTTAACTGTATAATCACCAGATTCATCATAAGTACGTCTGGCCATCATATCAATAATATCGGCATATTGTGGCTTATCTACAATATCTCTTAAAACACCAAAAGCAACAGTAGCAAGTTGAACCCAATTATCTTGTGGTGGTGATCCATAAGGTGTAAATTCCAAACTTAATTGAATTTTATATCTATCAGCTCCAGGACTTGTATAGTTTGGGTATCCTAATGAATTATCTAATAAACTTTGATCATCGTGTTCAGTAATAATATTTTGAATAATATTAAACCCAACTTCACAATTAGGTGCTGTTCCATATTTGTCTAAAATTATTGTTTGGGTTGGAGTGTAAACAAATGAACCAAAAATATAATAAATACCCTCAGTAACAGTAAAAATAGTACATTTTCCAGTTGGTGGGGTTAATTCTGTAGCTGGTTCAGTTGTACCACAAGTTGGACATCTTACATAACAGGAATATATTGGATTATTTTGATCATCATATATAACTAATTCTTCACCATCTTTAAATACTTTATCAAAACCATCTTCTGAACTTTTTAAATAATTAACATATATAGTTGCTGGATCATTTTCTGTAATATCTGTAAATAATTGACAATTAGCTGAAATTCCTGTAGTTTTTCCAACTACCCTTTTACCTAATATTAAATCAGTTTTCACATTCTCATTGTTTGTATCCAAATCTTTCAATCGAACATAATTCATTCCATTATCATAAGATGGAATACTATCAGCCACAATTGAACCATGTTTAAATATATGATTACCAAATCTTTCAATTTGATTCTTAATAATAGATTGTTGTTGATTCATTTCCCTTGTTTGAATAGGGAATTTTGGTTTATATAATATTTGGTGAAAATTCTTACTTTCATCAAAATCATCAAAATATGGATCTGTATTGAATGTTTGCTTTGCCATTTAATATACTCTTAAAATTTTAAAATTATTTTTACATTTTCTTGTTGGTTGGCAGTTCTTTGGATTGCTTTAATATTATCAATATAAATCAAACTACCTGATCCTGGTTTAATTTTTTCACTATTAGAACCACCAGCATAACCAGTACCAGCCGGACCATAATATCTTGATGCGGTTGCTATTTCATCATCGGCATTGAATGGATCTACAACTAATATAATTTGTCTAAAATCGACATCAGTATCAAAATAACCAGCTTCATCACCAACGATATTATCATTTATTATGATATATTTAGCGTTACAATCTTCAAGTATATTAAAACCCAAACCATCAGCCGTACCTAAATTAGCATTAAGTATTACATCGTGAGCTTCTGTATTACCAGCACCATCATCTAATGTAATTGTATCTGTATCAGCATAACCACTACCACCATCAACACTTGTAATATTGAATCCTGTTAAAACATAATCTGTAAATTCTGGTTCAATTGTACAACCACTACCACCACTTGAATTAATTGTTGCTGTGACTGTATTAGCAGTATTATATTGACCACCATTTGAAATTGTAAACCCTGTTACAACCGTTCCTGTTACATCAGTATTAATAATGGGTTGATGTGCATCTCTTTCTGGTGTTGTTAATGGAGTTACCGCACAATATGGGGGAATAGTATAATCTGAACCAACATCAGTTAATGTGATTTCATCTAAAAATCCACCTAATAATGTTGCTGATCCAACCGCTGTTCCTGATATATTAATATTTGGTTCAGATGAAAATGTTGCTCCAATTTGATTAATAGTAACAAATAATAATGAATTTGGTTTAGCATTTTGTTGAATTTTCCATTGATTTGAACCATTATCGCTTAAAACTTTAACAACAGGTACATAATCAGTAGATATGAAATTTATATCAGAAACTTCACCAATAAATTTCCAAGTATATCCATCCGTTGTTTTAAATGAATTATATGATGTAGTAATATCAAATGGTTCTGCTATAGACGGTTGATTTCCGTTATTATCAAGGCATATATAGATATTATTGTTACTATTTGTTACATAATAATTAAGTGAATCCAATTCTACATTTGTTACATAATTATTATATGTTATACCACTTGTCCATTGATTCTTTTTAATACCCATAGCACCATTAGCAGATCCCATTTTCTTTAAAAATAACGAATCTGATAAATTGGTAAAATCATCTTGAGTATAATTCATTGCTTGTGGTGGATTGTCTGGATCATCCCAATCTTCACTTTTACCAAACGACATAAACATATTATTATGATAATAGTTTGTTACTAATGACGGTTTAACATATTGCCAAGTGACACCACCATCCGAAAATGCTCCAGTAGTATGAGTTGGTGGTGTACCACCAGATGTACCAGATGTTGTAGCAACATATTCACGTTTACTATTAATAATAACATCATCAGTATTGTATATACTACCCGATTGCCAAGTTTGAGTTGAACCGCTTGAGAATAAATTCAAGAATTGGTTCGCATTAAATACTCTTGCTTTATCTTTAATAATTGATGCCACTGTTAATTTCCTATGTTATTGTTTGTATAATGTAAGTTTCATTAATAGTATTTAGTTCGATTGATTTTCCAGCCAAAATACTATTAATTGATTCATCGTACCACATTGATGCTGGATTATTGAAGTTTTGTAAGAATTTTTCAGAATCTAAATCTCGTAAATTGTGACCTACCATTAAGTAATTTGGATCACCTATATAACTATATCCATTTATATATGTACCCATAACTTCAACTAAAAATCTATCAGCATCTAACATTTTAGATATAATATATGTGACACGGGATATAATACCAGCACTTTCCCTAAATCCAATTATATCATCATTTAATGATTCTGATTCATAAATCCATTTATTGAATTGTACTAATCCAGCAGGATGTAATATACTTTTTACTACATTTTTCCATTGATTAGGTTGTTCGTAACTTGATACCAAATAACTAAATTGTTGATAATACCAACTATCTGTTAATACGTTATTATGACTTAAAAATCCCTTTTGATTTAAATGCCTTTTAGGTGTTTCAAATATATTAGAAAATAATGGTGTTAATATTTCATCCCTACCACCAGTTGTTTTTAAAACAACCAGACTTTCATCGTGAATAATACCACTATTTTGAATTTGAAATCGTTTAATAGAACCTAATCCATCCCCTTTTAATGTAAAATATGCTGGAGTAATTGGTTCAATTTCAGAAAAATTTGAGCTAATATAACCAACTTGTTCATCTTCATAATTGAATCCACCATTAATAATTTCAAATTTTAATATACCACCATTAGAATCTACTTCTTTAATAATACCCGAAAATCCATATCCTGCGGTTTGATGTTTATTGAAAATATCAATATAATCACCCTCTATATAATTGTCTCCAATATTATCAAGTATTGATTCCTCAATTCTACCTTTTGTTGTTGATGTGATATTAGCTTCAAATCCACCATTACCATTGGTTAAATCTGTATCAATATAAATGGTATCATTAATATTAAAAGCAATACCACCATCCTCAATAATAACATCATTGATAACTCGAATAACTTCCGTATTATATATAATATCATCAATTTGAAGTTTTAATTCCATATTAGTTTGATTATACAAACCTTGATCGAATGATGATAAATATGCTTGAAAATAATGATTTCCTAATACATCAACCTTTTCTTGTAATTCATCAACAAAAGCCCTTAATCCAGATAATTTATCATATATGTAAATAATACTATCATCTGTAATAAAATATTCTTTACCTATATCTTTGGTAATATTCATAATGAAATCACCATCATAAGTATTATCAGATGAAGCTAATATAAATTCTCTAGGATAAGTTATATCAACGTCTTTATTATATAACACTCTAAAAATAAATTTAAATGAATCTTCCGTACCTTTAGATATATAAAATTCTCTAATATATTTAACTAATTCATTTTTTGATATTTTTAAATTAAAAGTTGGTACACCAGAAACAAACTCTTGTAAAAATTGTTCAACAAAATCATCATTAGATTGATCAATATCCATATTAGCTTTATACGCATTTAAAAAATACGCATAATTATCTTCTTCATCTAACCATTCAAAATAAGTAGTTATAAATGCTACAAAAGTAGGATACTTTTCGTGAGCATAAGAAGGTAATTGACTTGTAATTAATGGAGCAAGTTTATTTATTTGGGTCATATTCTGTCACTGTTACTGATACCTTATTAATTTTGATGATATTATTTCTTAATGGATAAAAATCGGGTTCTACTGGCATTGCCTTAGTTATCAGTTTATCACCATCCACAATATCATCAATAACAATATTGGATGTGTTTAATATTCCTGTTTGATAATTAATTGTACCAAAATATTCATTTAAATAAGTATATTTTGTACCATCAATTAAACTTTCATAATGGATTACAATATTTCCCTCACCATCATCATCAAAATGACTAGGTAAACCTCTAAATGTAAATTCATTTGATATAATTGATTTTTCAACAACTTTACCATTGAAATCAATCACATAAGATTGTGAAGTTTCAAAAGATGGTTTGGTTTGTTTTTCTAACATAATATAGTTAAATGTACTCATAATTGATTTGTCTAAATTTAAAATATCCTCATATAATGTAGCATTTGAGTAATATCCATCAAAACGTGATACTTGATTATCATCATAATTGTTAATTGTAGTATTAACAATATTGGCAATTTCACCAGCGGATTTATCCGTATCTAATGGGTTAAATTTAGTATTGTTTGTTATATTCAAATACAAGAAATCAACATCAACAATTGTGGTATCTATTGTTACAACATTATATTTTTCTAATATTGTTTTTTGAATTTTCTCTTTAGCTTTAGATGAAAGAATTTCGCCCACTTTGGGTTTGATTGAAATAAATACACGACCATAGACTTTAGGATAATTATCTTCACCACCCCAAACATTAATAGATTGAATATTGTTATATTCTGATAAAAGGATTGATTTATAATCTTCAATAGTAACTAAACGATTTTGACGTTTATAATGATGAGGCACGTTATATTTAAGTTCTTCAAGGGTTTCTTCCCCTCGACCACCATCAGATACCATTTCAGTATTAATAGTAACATTAACAGGTAATAAATCTCTACCTAGAATATCTTCACCAATATATTCAAAAGTTCTGGCATCATTACCCAATTCACCTATATTTTCAACATAAGTAATTTCGATATAATTTCCATTTTCTAATGCTTTACCATAGACATCATTACCAAATAATATTTCATAATAGCCTTGATCATCTGTAGTAATAAAGAATACGTTACTATCATTATCAATTAACATAAAATCGGATGCTAATTTATATGGTACATAATTATCACTTGTATCATTATCAAATACTTTAACTCTTATTGTACGATAATCAACATCTTTAGATGTTAATCTGTATACTTGATTCCAAGTTGAATTTTGAGATACATCTTTAGTAAAATGGTCTGTAGTGTATACACCTTCATAAATCTCAATAGTATCAGAATGATAATCATATCCACTTGTTGCTATTGATTTATTGTAAATATACACATCATCAATCAATATGAAATTTCTTACTAAACCAGATAAATTGTTAGTAGATTCAGCAAATTCACCTCTTTGAATTAGAAATTTTTCATCATTTGGTTCATTTTGATCATTAATATCTAATTTAATATTAATATCCGCTATAGCAGAAAATGATGATTTTGGAATATAATTAAGTAATTTTGCTTTACTGGTTAAACTTTCTCTTAAATTAGCAGAATCAATAAATGATTCATTGGCTAATAAGTGAGCAAATGTACCCATATAAAAACTATTATATGCTAATGAATCTAAAATGACATCAAAACCAGAACCATAGAAATTATAATCTTTAAATTTTTCTTGACCTTGAAGAAATTCGATTAAATTTGCTTTTAATTCATCAAAATCAAGAGCGTTTACTTTTAAATTTTTTGCCATTTTTTATCTTATCCTATCTAAAAATAGTGTTACTGTTTGTTCGTCTACAATATTTAATGTTATATATGTAATATGTACATTGTACCCATCATAATCAGATGTTGTTTCTACATCAATATTGATTATTCTTACTCTAGGCATCCACATTGATAAAATATATTCAATTTTAATTTTTAATTGACTTTCTGTAATAATATTAATTGGTTCAAATAATAAGTCCCTAAGACCAATACACCTTTCTGGATGAAATTTAGCATCACCTTTATTAGTCATTAATACATTATACATATTTTGTTCTACACTATATTCATCATATAATACAGATACATCATTATTTATTGGATGTGTATTAAATGTTAAATCTACATCGGAATAAAATTTTTCTTGTGTTTGTCTCATTAAAATCCCTCAACCCATACGGAAAATGCCCCTGTTACCATCATATTAATAGGACTACAACCCGTAGTTGATCCAATATGTGAAGTTGCTTTATTATTTGTAAATACTGTAGGGGATGCTCTTGATGTTATTACAGGGTGACATACTGGACCAGATGGTGTAGGACAACAATGAGGGATATAAGCATCCCCAACCCTATGAACAGGTAAATTTTCAGCATATACATCAGAACTACCTTGTATTGCTATAGTAGGTGGCCAGCAAGTGTGACCACTACAAATTTCTGTTATTCTACCTATAGGCATCGACATTTATAAAATTCCCCTTTCTCTTATTTATCATCTGGACATATTGGACATAATGTTGGTGGTATTTCCACAACAACTTCCGCTTCGTGATAAATATCATCTAATTCTGGTAATTTATGACGTTCTTTACATTGCTTTTCATACATTAATTTATCCATTTGATCCATAAATCCTTCAATATCATATTTCTTAAATTCAATAACTCTTTCTGTAATAATTTCTTTAGTCTCCATACAAGGTGGACATAATACCGATTGATTAGGTAATTCTACATCAATATAACTAACGTCATATTCAGTTCTTTGAAGATTCAATATATCTGGTTCATCGTATGACCAATTATTATGTACGCAAACTTGTACCCATTTATCCACATAAACAAAGGGATAATTGGTTAAATATGCCCTTACTTTTATTGGATATGGTTTATATGTAGCAGTTATACCAACCGCAGAATCGTATTTTTTCCAGTTCCAACTTGGTGCTTCG